GGATTTTTTTCTGTGTATATTGGTATTCTGTAATCTGCAAGAGGTGGTGTATTTATATCTCTTTGAGACATCAACAAAGCTCTGTAAAAAAGTGAAAAGGTGTTTGGTTCTTGAAAATATAAGAAACTATCAAAAGCTAAATCTGTGCTTATTGTCTGTGATAATTGTACACCATTCCCATCCTTTGCAGTTAAGATAGTTCTTACCCATTTAGCAGAACCCTCAGCAGTTGTATCATAGTCTCCATTAAAAGAAGCATCTAAATAGTCTCTTATTAGTTCAGCTATTTCAAAAGATATTTGCGTTGTGGTTAATATTATTTGTTTACTTAAAGAATAAGTTGGTGTGCCAGTATAGCCAGTTGTTTTGTCTCCAGTATAAATCTCTATATCTAAAGTTGCAGTTGCTAAATCAGTATCTGTTACAGATATAAAGTAGGGACTCCTAGCGTTTATTATTGCCATTGGTTGTAAATTTTAATAGTTCTTCAACATCTAATTCGTATGCTTTTATTATGTCTGCATCTAATCTCTTAAATGCTCTTTCAAATGGTTTAGTAAAAAATAAACTTGGTTTTATACCATTATTAAAAATACCTCTTGCAATCATAAACTGTAATGATTTTCTTGAAATGAATTTACCTTTCTTGTCTCTTATTCCTTTTAACCCTTTTCTTACTATCCACTTATCTAACTTGCTTGGTGGTGGCATCTTATCCTTGTAACTAAATGGAGTATTATATTTTACCTTCTTTCCACTTACACCCTTGTCTTGATAGATACCATATTCCTCCATTAAGAAACTTAGAGCAAAGCTATTTGGACCAACAGTTAAATCATAATCTAAACTATTGTACAAGTCCTTTGAACTATTCTTTTTGCCCTTTGTTAGATTCGTTCTTGATTGTTGTATAACATATTTTGAAAATCTATTTAGCTCTTGTTGAACATTCTTTAACATATATTTATATCGTTATTTACAATAACATCAAATGTCATTGCCCAACCAGCCATCTCATTTTCAAACCTATCGTAGAATGGTTCTAAATTAGTTGTTCCTTCTAATTGGTATAAGTCTTGAAATAATGTTCCACCTCTTAACACTTGTGCTAATTTATTAAGTACTGCTAATTGAGTATTTAATATATCTTGTTCATTGTTATTCCCTCTGAATATATCTACAGATTTCTTTTTCGAAATATTAACAATATCCATAGACAAAACAGATAAATTGAAACGTAAAATGTTGTCATCATTACTTACATTATTTACAATTATGTGTGATAAAGGATAAATAGTCTGCTTTGATAAATCAATATTTGTTATATCCCCAGTTGTAACTGTTTTTACATTTGGGTCAGATAACAATTGAGTCTTTATTGTTTCCGTTACTTGGTAAAATCCTTTCATTAAAATTTACTTTTTATTTGTTGTGCTTCTATCTCTGCTTTCTCCTTCTCAAATGATAACATTGTTAAACATTGATGTGCGTTTAATTTAGTGATATCTTCAAGCCTTGCAACATCTCCTCCAGCGAGAGCATAAAGTGATTGATACCAACCCCATTTTTTTCCAAAATTAGCTGCTCTTGTATATTCTCCATCTCCTCCAAATTTGAATAGAGTATCGTATGTTTCGATAATTCGAGTCCTAAATTCAAGAAAAAAAAAACTGCACCAATTGCTGCATCAAGAGGCATATCTTTTAACGCTTCTGGATTTGATACATTATAATCTTCAATACTATATTTATCTCCTTTCTTTATTTTAATTGGTCTGTATAATACGTTCATTGCTTTGTGCATTTCTGCCCAACTAATAATATTATTATCTAAATCAATATACTCTCCTAAACTCATTTCGTCTAAGTCTGGAATAAATCCATATTGAACTCCATTCAATGTAAACTTCTCAACGTGATTTGGTGTTACAGATAGCATCTCGTTTAGTATATCAATTATAGCTGATACACTTGACATCTTTAACTTGTAACTATCAGACAAAGGAATACCACAAAAGATTTCTATCATTTTAGCATTGAGAAAATTACCCTCTGGATTCTCTTCAGCTATCTTTAAGAACTTCTGATACTGCTCTAATGTAATTTCGTTTAACAATGTTGGTACTGTAATTTCAATCTTCATACTTATATAATGATAATAGTCTATATTTTTATAAAAAAACCCTTACAAATTTCATATGCTTTTGATAATAGTAAAAAATGATTTGGTCTTGTTGGTTTGGCTATGCGTATTTCTTTGCCAGTTTTATGATGTATAAAGCATTCAACAACTGCAATCATCTGTTCGTTGCTCATTACCTTATAAAGTATTTCCCCTTATTTGGATTGCTTAACTGAGATGTAATAGCGTAACGACAACTATCGATGCAATGGTCAAAACCTTGAATCGGTTTATTAATAGTATTCCCCTCTCTGTCTTTCATCCAAGTATAAGACTGCAACTCTTTAATAAGGTTATTGCTTCTGCTTGTTACAAAGATTTTGTTTTGGTTAATTAGATTGATTCCATATACAATAGAATCCTTACCTTTAGTACAAGGTAATATATTATGTCTGTATGTTCTTAATTCTGCTATTGATTTTGGTTCAGCAGAATCTGCATAAACTATCTCTTTTACATTGTGTTCTTTTAATAGATTTGAGATGTCTACATTTAAAAGTTTCTTTTGATAAAATACTTCATCGAAGATATATGAATCATTGTATTTGTATAATCTAATGTAAGTGCTTGGGTCATTACTATATCCGAAATCCATCCCTCCACATAATAATCTTGCTTCTTCTGGCAGTTTCTCCATCTCTCTCCAATCCTTTATACATACACCTTCTAAACTTCCTATCTGTCCAAGTCCGTAAACCTTCCACCAGTTGCTCCAATATTCGCTTGTCTTTGCTTTCTCTCTTGCTGATTCAATATCATCTACAATGGTTTGTGGTAATGCTTCATTATCTAAGTAAGTAAGGGTAATAAAATCTGCATCATCATTTCCGACAACTTCTTTATGTGCCCAAAAGTTTGCAGTTGGGTTAAAGTCAATCCAAATGTCTCCAGATGTTCTTATTGATAATTGGTTGTATGCTTCAAAAGGAACATTGTTTGCTTCATTAACATACAATACATTCCTTCTTGCCCCTCTTAATTTATCTGGTTGCTCAACACTAAAAAATTCTATGTAGCTTCCATTTGTAAATGTGTATTTTAAAGCTGACCTATTCCATTGATTATCTCGGAATCTATTAGTTGATACCATAATCTTTAGAAAGTCCTTCATTGCTCCTCTTCGTAAATGTGGAATTGATTCAGATACTACACTTGTTTCTGTTAGTGGATATCTAATACACCTATCAATAAGAATTGGGATGATGCCAAATGTCTTACCAGCTGACGTTCCTCCTTGAATGACTTTTTTACGCTTTGTAAGAGCGTGTAATTTCTTTATGGCAGTTGTTGATTGAAACAATATTATAATTCAAATAAAGGTTGCTCTGATGTAATTGAGATATCTTTTGTCTCCTTTGGTTTACCATACATATAATTCATATATAATTGTATAGCTTTAAAATCACCCTCATCAATCATTAATTTTAATTTAACAATTGCCTCATCTTTATCAATATGTTTATTTAACATACTGACTAACTCCATTTCTTCAGACTTGCTTTTCCTTCCAGCAGTCTTATGCCCTCCGTTATTTTTTCTTCCATCCATAATTAAAAAAAATTATTATTAATTTAATGATATAGTTATATAATGAAATTATAACCTCAATTTATTTTGTTGACCTATTATTTTAGCACTTTTAATTAAATTATCCTCTGCCCATAATGGTTGAAGATTAGAATAATGACATAATTTTTTTAATCCTTCTTCTGTTTTTGCAGATGCTAATGGGATAATATGGTCTATGTGCCATTCTCCGTGATTGCTCCACTTCATACCTTTTTTAAATTGCCTTTCAATATGTGCCTTGCATACTTCCCAATCAACCCCAAGCATTTCTTGTGTTTCAGATGTTTTACAATATCCTTTGTTTTTAAATGCTTTAGATGTTCTATTCCTTAAATTACAAGACATTTTAAAAAGTGGGTCGACTTTCATCCTCTCTCTTCTTAATTCATTTATTCGTTTTTTATTGTTTTTATAGTATTGTTTCTTTTGTTCACTTATGCGTTCTTTATTGTTTTTATAGTATTGTTTTCTGTGTTCTTTATTGGCTAGATAGTATTCTTTATTAATTTCTTTTATACTTTCTTTATTGTTTTCATAGTGTTGTTTAAAATATTCTTTTCTACGTTCTTTATTGTTTTCTCTGTATTCGCTCTGTATTGCTTTTATACGTTCTTTATTGTTTTCTCTATATTCTTTACTACAAGACTTACAAGTGTATGTTAACCCATCTTTAGTATGCCTATCTTTATTAAACTCCGTAACCTCCTTTTCTATTTTACATTTTCTGCAAGTTTTCATAATAGCTCTTCATCTAAATCTGCAATCCATTTAATTAGCTTTGGCTTATCACAACAAATTTCTTGATACTTATGATTAAAATATTTTGAATGAAGACTACAGAGAGTTTTCCAATCTGCATTCAACAACCTTGATGTGGTTCTATCTTTTACCCCTCTCCAGATTATTGTATCTTCTGATTCTTTTTTTGGTTCAGCTTTCCACTTCTTATATTGTTTGTATTCTTTTGAGCGTTTATCAATTGTTACAAAGTACCCTTGCTTTTCAAGCTCTCTAAATTCTTTATCTACCATAATTTTTTTTATTTTAAGATACCTTTAAATATATGACTTACTATATCAGTAGTCCATCCGTCACCAATTAAATCTCCCGCTTTTTTTTGATTTACAATAGATGTGTAACCTTTTGGAATATTATGTAATCTTTCCAACTCGTTTTGATTTACAGTCCTTACAGTTCCATTATCTTCATAAATCAATGTAATCATACCAGTAGTATTATTTCTATGTCTTAAATACTCTTGCTTTCCTCCAACACCAGAAGATGTGTTTAAACAAGTATGTTTTCTTTTTGGTGCAACTCCACTATCTAAAACACTTTGCAAAGTTGTTAAAGTATCTTTTGGCTGTGTTATTTGACTTATTAACCTACCAGTTAAATCATAACTAAAAGGAGGTATATTTGTCCAATACAATCTATCTCTCAATGCACCACTTACTAAGCTACCACAAAGTCTTACTGGTTCGCAATCTAATTCATTACAAATAAACCAATAATTATAATCAGACATAATTACGTTTTCAAGTAAAAAATACTTTGGTTTACATTCTTTTAATAATCTTACATATTCAAAAAATAAACTACTCTTTGTCCCATCAACACCTTTACGTTCTTTATTTGCTCTGCTAAAATCTTGACAAGGAGAACCACCAATTAATAAATCTATTTTAGGTAAATCCTTTGCTTTTACCTTTGTAACATCTCCTAATTGTATTGTATTTGGATAATTGTGTTGCGTTACTTCTATTGCGTGTTTTTTAATTTCAGCAGCATAATAATTATCTACTTTAATTCCCGTGCGTTCTAATGCAATTTGACCACAACTCATTCCGTCAAACAAACTTAATACGTTTATTTTATCTACCATAATTCAATATCGTTTAAATTCTCTTGTCTTTTATCACACCCACAGTCTTCTCCCCATATCTTTTTGACTATCCATTTGATACCAGTATAATATGTAATGCGTTCAATTAAGTTTCCTAGTTTCATTCTTTTATTCTTTTATTTATTTATCTTTTGTTTTAACCTCTTTTTAACCTTTCTAAACGTATTATATAAAGAATGGTAGGATATAGTTGTTTTATTACTTAACTCTGTTATAGTGTACTCATTCTGAATCATATTGTATACTTTCCTATCATACCAATGTAACCTTTCTAATTCATCTTCAACTTTATTGTTTTCTGTTTCAAAATCAATATACTCTCCAGATTCTAAGTTATAAACTAAATCAATTGATTTCTTACCCTCCTTTTCCTTTCTTTTCTTTAGCTGCAAGAATGAGGTTTTTAATGTCAAGTAGATATAATAATAATTTACATCATCCCCATAAGAGATATCTAAACCTTTTGTAAGCATCTTACCAATGATACAATACATATCTCCAACGATGTCCTCAGCTTCTTCTTGTGAGCATCCAAATTTAAGAACTGTGTTAATCCACTTGTTATGTGCGTCAAATATTTTTTCAAGCATTGTATTAGTTTTCTAAAAGATAAGTATTTTAAATTATATAAAAAAAGATATTTATTAACACTTTAAAAAAGGGTATAGCTACCCCAAGTCATCTAAGTATATTTTTATTATAATATCAAGAGATATGGATGTATCTGAATACATAAGAGTAAATCAGTTATTAAATAAACATATAATTATATAATGCTTTTAGAATGACTTTTTATAAAAAAACAGTAACTATTTTTATTATTTATATTTATTTTAAATAATACAACTAAGCACAAAGCACATTAAAACGTGCCTTGTACAATCTGTTGTAT